TCATACTTCAGAAACTTCTCGCCAGCTTCCTTAGTGGCGAGGAATCGGACCAAGTAGGTCACGAATAGCCCGGCGATCAGCGTGATTGCCGCGTCGGTGCTCAGTAGTTTAATGATCATCTCACTCATTGTGTGTATCTCCTTGTTTGTTTGGGGTTAAAAATGCTTAACAAGCCATGTAAAGAAGGCTGTGAGGGCTGCGGTGACGATAGCCACGACAACGACCAGCTTGCCTTTACCCTCCGCTTGATTGATCTCCAGCTCGCGGATGCGCTTGAACATGCCCTCTTGTTGGCTAAGGGCAAGGGCATGCCCTGGGGCCTTGGCGCATCCCTCTCTGATCATGGTGTCAAACTTGTCCTCTAAGGCTTGCAGTTTGTTCAGGATCAGTCGCTGTACGTCGTCGTTTGTCATGGTCTACTCCTTAAAAGTTCCGCCCCGTGCGAGAAAAGAACTCACGAAAGCACACGGGGCGTCCGGGACACTTGCCCGAAATCATTTAACAGCCTTATCCTTTTTGGCTTTTAGGTCTGCGTTCTCGGCTTTGATTAGATCACGCTCGGCTTTGACCGAATCACGCTCCGCCTTTGCCGCGTCACGCCCAGCCTTGACCGCCTCGATCTCCGAGCGCCTTGCATCCTTGGCTTTACCGCCGTTGACGCGCTCGATCTTCTGAGTGGTCACGATGGTGTCCTTGCCGTTGGTCCAGGTTAGTTCCTTGCGTCCGTCAGGCAAGTCCTTCTGGCCGACGATAAAGCCCTTTGACGTGATCCGGCTGAGGGCCTTGCGCTGCTCTGCTCCAAGAATCTTTGGGGGCCCCTTGGGTTTCTGCATTGTGGTCGTAGTCGCTTTCTTAGCAGGGAGTGCGGTCGATGACCATTCTAATGTATTGGTGACAGGGCCAGACTTTGCGACTGTGTTGGTGTCGCCGCCGACGGGATAGAAATCCTGTGAATTAACGTTTAGACCCACCATGATTAGCATTATGATATAAAACATGTTATTCTCCTGTATCGGTGCGCGTGACGAGTACGCCGTGAGAGTAGGTGCGCGTGACTACCCGGGTGTTGTTGGTTTCGCTGATTGTTCCAGTGAAAAGGTCGGCACCGTCTAGGGTCATTCCGGCGGATGCGAGGTCGAGCGGCTTCGTGGTGTGGCCTATCTTTAGGTGCTTGTGGCTTCGGATAACGACGTTGGCGGCGCCGGCTGGACGGGGAACCTTGATGTGGTAGTAGCTGATGCTGTTGATATTGGTGACGGCGTTGCCTTCGTTCTGGATCTGGCCTTCGACGTAGACGATCTCCGTCGGTGCGAGTTCAAAGTCCCAGATGGTAGCTGGGCATGTGGCGAGCTCGTAGTTGCTGTATACCCAATAGTTGATATTGGTGGTGTCCTCGATCCATTCCTTGCCGACGGATAAATAAACGTTGCTGTAGGCGACGTCTTCGTCCATGTCGGCGGCAATATAGATTCTTCCAGTAAATTCCTCGATTCGGTTCGTCACGGCGTAGAGCGACTGCAAGGCGTTTGTAAGTCCACTGTGCGCGGCGTTAATCATGTTGGTCGACTGCTGAAGCGCGGCCTCTATAGCTGCGGCACGCTGACCATCGGCGATGAGGCCTGACGTGTCCCGGAGTTCGCCTGTTGCGGTATCACCCATAACAGGGTTTCGCACCCACGCCTTTACTTTCTGGACATTGGATGTCTGGGCGACCGCCGAAAACGCGAAAAGTATTGCTATGGCGATTGTCTTGATCATGGAATCTCTGCCCTTATTTCGTATTCATAGTCTTGGTCCAGCGTGAAGCCGGGGACATCCGTTGAACCTTGTACGCCTTGAAGACCGGTGCGGATTGTTTCCCAAGAGCCGTCAATGTAGAGTTTGCGCCAAAGGCTGTAGGTCGTGTTGGTCGCGCCGCCTGTCCATGTGAAGTGGACGCCGTCCGGTGTCTCGACGGGCTGGCTAAGACGCAACCCGCCAGAGTTTTTGGCCGCCTGCGTGGGATAGGCATACCACGCAGCAAACAGAACAAGAGTACCAAACAAAACCTTGTTAGTGTTTAGTTTCATGGATTTCTAACCTCCTTTAGGAGCCCTGTCTGCCAGACCTCGACCTTGTTATTGAGGTTGGTCACTGTGCCGGTAAAGAGGGATGCGCCCTCGATCGTGATGCCGCCTATAATATCCAGCGCGCCCCCGGCCTGTCCTCCAGGTAGAATTTCACAAAACGCCATGAAGAATGCGGAAGAGTAGGAAGAGGGGAGCCAGACTGTCGAGCGGTAAATCGTGTCGTAGTGTGTACCATTAACGATTGTATCGGTGTACTCCTGCGTGGTCTGAAGGTCAGCAAATTCCCAAGTGTTCGTAGTTCCAAGCACCCTTTTGTACTTGATCCAAGGAGTAGAGTTCATTGCGTCAGTGTAGTAGTGCCAGACGTAATGCCCGTCGTGGTTCACTCCGTTGGTCATGATGTTCTTTCCGGCCGCCCCAAGCTGCAGGTATGTAATATAGGCGGCGGCGTTGGTGTTGACTGCTACGGCTCCGGCAAAACTTACAACATGGCCGGTCACGTAAGCGAAACCGTAGGCTCCGGTAAGCGCGGAAACTACGTTAGAAACAACGCTTGACGCTTCAGACATAGTCTGTGCGGAAAGCACAACTGATTGCGTGGCAACGATGGCAGATGCTTCGGCCCGCGCGATGTCGGTCAGCCCTGCTACGTATCCAGCGGGTTCGATGTTGCCGTGCTGATCCACGGTGATCACTTGGCGCGACTGGCCATAACTGAAGCGCGAAAACAGGCAGACGATGGCCAAAATAATAATTAAGATTGTGCTATGCTTCATTGATCTCCTTAATTTGCAGGATAGTTCGTATAGGCAACGAGCCACATCCAGCCGTTGCTATAGACGCTCTTCCAAATAACATTTGTGTAGCTGTCAACGTGGAAGTCCCTCAGAGATTCGATCGCGTTTCTCGCTGAGTCTATCGTGACTGGCATATGGACAACTGGCATTCCTCCGAATGTCGACCCCCATCCAGTGGCAATCGGATTGGCGACGTAGTTGGTGACGGAAATCCTTGAATCGAATATGGCTGGATCTCCTGTAATCGTCGGAACGTTTCCGCCGTAATAGACAGATAAGTGTGTTTGTGGAACTTCTCTTACTGCGAAGGCATACGGCCCTATGTTTATCAGTGATGCTGGAAGCGTTATTTGTGTAAGATTTGTGCAGTTGTCAAAGGCTGACTCTCCGATTTCAACAATCGAACCAATGTTGACATCCCTCAGTTTTTTGCAAGAGAAAAAGGCTGCTATACCTATATTGGTCACGGTATTTAGGTCGACCTGTTGAAGTTCGGAGCAGTTACGGAATGTCGAGGCTGTGATGTTTTTTAGGTTCGCGCCACCTTTCACTGATGTTATTGAAAGTCCCGTATACTCGTCTTGCTGTTCATCGTAAATACTGAACGTCTGATTAAGTGTGGTAACGGGAAGGCCGTCAAGCATATCCGGAACATCTACCGTGGAAGATCCAGTGTAATTTGTCAGTGTTATTCTTTGTCCGTCACTAACCCAAAGCCAATTTGTTGCGGATGCTGGGTTTTGCCATTTTGCCGCAACTTGCGAAACTGTCGCGAGGGTTGCGATGTTGGTTGTGCTATATGCCCGAATATAGACATAGCCATCCGCTCCGGTTGCAACTACAGGATCAAGAACGAGTGCATTAGTTGTTGGTAGCCATTCTCTATTATAGAATCCGCCAGGAAAATGATAGACACCGTTTATTGTAAATCTCCAGTAAGGCGCAAACTGACCGCCAGGCCTTTCGAAAAAATACTGTGAGGGACTGGTAAAGGTGTAACTTGTTTGTGCCGGAGGAAAAATAATATTATCCTGCTCGTCGAAACCAACACTGAAGGTCATTTCCCAGAAATTGCTTACAACATACTTGTTGCCCGCGCCATCGATCCACTCGTTGACGTTCGCCTGATTGTGGATCTTCATCACGAGGTTGGTACGCGCAAACGCGATACCGACAAGGTCCTGCTCGTTGGTTACAACTGGGCTTGATTGACGCAGTGCGCCGTTGGTGGTGGTTTGCGCGGTCGTGTGGGCTGCTGCGAGGATGACGATTGTTAGTAGTGTGGCGAGGTGTCTCATGGTTATGCTCCCTTGAGGATGGTGAGAATGTCGTTAATCCGTGCGAGCAGTTCGGAGTTGGTGGGATCGTTCGTCAGAGGTTCCATTGCGGCGATCTGGTCCACGGCGGACTGCGTGAAGCCAAGCCCTGGGATACCCTGAATGCCCTGGATGCCTTGCGCGCCCGTGGATCCGCTGGGACCCTGAGGCCCTTGGATGCCTTGGATGCCCTGAATGCCTTGAATACCTTGGATGCCTTGAATCCCGGTATCGCCTTTGAGGCTGGCTAAAAAGTCGGCTTCGTCACCCTCATTCCCTTCGGCGATCCAAATCTCGAAGGCTGACGCGCCGTCAGTCCCATCCGCGCCGTCCGCTCCGGCGGCGCCGTTCGTCCCGTTGGCTCCAGCGGGCCCCTGGGCTCCGGTCGCGCCGGTTGCGCCTTGTGCGCCGGTGGCTCCAGTAGCCCCGGTCGCGCCGGTGTCGCCCTTTGCGCCCGTGTCGCCCTTGTCGCCCTTGAACTGGTACATCGTGGTCGTCGTGCCAGATGCCGGGCAGATGGTCATCTGGGCCTGTCCGATGGCGACATTGGCGGCGGCTGCGTCGGACCAGATCGTGACGGTATACGGTAGGACGCACCCGATGGAGTGGGTCAAGGCTTGCGCGATGATCTCGGCGCTATTCAGTGCAAGCGTACCGGTGCCATTGGTGATGGTGGCGTTCGCGAAGGGGTTGCCGAGGTTATCGGTCAGGAAAACCACCCCGTCCTCGGTCGTCCAGCCGCTGATATTCAGCGTATAGGATGACCCGCTCATCAGCATGGGGAGTGCTGCAAGCTTGCGCGTGGTGTTGTCAAAGGACAGGGTGATCGCTTCCATGGTTATTTCCCTTTATTGAGGGCTTCGTAGGCCGCTTTCGCGGATGCTACCAGCTCGCTCTTGTTGGCCTTGTCGGGATAGATCGCGCCGTTGGCGTCAAGCCATGCGCGGATTTCAACAACAGTCATGTCCGCGAACACCGGCTCCACGAGTGGAGGGTTATCCTTGTCCGGATTCTGCTGTGTCTCGGGATTTTCATCCTTGGGAGGAATGATGGTGGGGGGAAGAGGATTCCCGTTGGTCAGTCCGGCTGTTTCGCCGGCGGCCGGATCGGGGTTTTTCTTTTCATCCCCGACTGTGAACCCCTTGGAGTCGCCATCGGGCAGGTTCGGTTTGTTGCTTAATTTCAATGTCGCCGGTGGCTGCAAATCGGTCTGCTTGAAATTGTGCTTGACGATGTCGGTTTCGAGTTCGGACTCCGGGATGTCAAGAATTGTCCCTGAGCGAGTAACGCCTTTGTATTGGCATGTTGAGGTGCAAAGCATCTTCATGGTGCGGATTCTCCTGTAGAGGGCTTCCCTGCGGTGCTGTTTTGGAACACCGCAGGGAAGGTTTTTTCTTGCTTAATCCAAAGGCTCTTCACGGTTATCCGTGATGAACGCGGTGAACGTGGGTACCGTGGTTGGATACGCCTCGGTCCCGCCGGAATCGTACGGCGTGAGAACGAATTTCAGACGGTTGTAGCGCTTAAGGTCGCGCGGCAACGTCGCGTTCTTGACCACAAACGCCTTGGCTGCGCATGCGGCATCGCCGAGCGCGGTGGGCGTGAGCAGGGTCTCGACAGGGTTGGACATCGCCTCGGCCGCACTGGTTTGCCAGTAGATCGAGACGGTGCTGGGCTTCGCGGATTGCGAGGCCATAGCCGTAACGCACTGGACAATCAGAAACAGCTTGAACAGGATGTCGTCGCCGTGTGAGCCGAAATCTAAAACGTCGGACACCGTATCGACGGTAGTCTCGGTCGTTCCATTTGTCAACGCTTTCGCGCTGCAGAATGTATCTTGAGCTGATTTTCTCATTTTTTCTTTCTCCGGTTAAGAGTGAAGTTGAAGGGGCGTTGCCGCCCCTTGTGGGTTAGATGGACGCGACTTCCGTCTCGTTGACCTCCAGCGCGTCTTCAACCGCGACGGGGATACCCAGGAGGGTGTCCGGCACATCGGCGTTGACATCGCCATAGGTGAAGGCGTTGGCGCGTGTGGCCTTGCCGAGGACGCGGGCGACAATCTCCCATGTCGTCTTAGACATGTACCAACAACGCTTGACATCGCCGCCGGACTTCGCGCGAATCTTTGCGCTGGTCAGCAGGTCAAAGACGTCAGGGGCTCCGCTCGCACTCCACTTATCAAGCTGGATGTTAGCGATACGAGCGCCAAAGCGGAAATCTTTGATGCAAAGCCCAACATTAAAGCTCAGATCCTGAATGCCCGCGTTGAACAGGTCTCCATCCTCGTCAGCGATTTGCTGCGTCTGGATGGCTCCCTGCTTGAGTCCCATAGACAAGCCTTTGGGAACAAGACCGAACATCGAGCGTGATCCCCAGCCGGCCAGGAAGATCGAGCGCAGCGCCGCTGCGCTAGCATCCGTGCCTTTGCCGTTGATGACGTAGTGGCCGATCGTCTTGGGGTCGGTCGAGATGCTTCCGAAGGCTGAATACGACTTGAAAAAGCCGTTGATACCTTTTGGATCATCCTTGACGCGACCATAAAACAGGGCGGTTGCCGCTGCCTGGCCGAGTGCTTCGCCGTGGGCTGCTGCCTCGTCTGCAAGGAACTCGACACCGGTGCCCTCGCCAACTTCCTTCTCGTAGAGGTCATGATCAAAAATGATCTTTGTCCCGAGTCGGCCGGTTGCATTGGTGACCTGCTTCTTGCCGGACTTGGAGGCGGGCACGCCTTTATAGAACTCCTTAAACACAGCGGTTGGAATCCCTGTCCGAATGGTTGTGATGTGCTGTGATCCGTCATTGCATTCCCGCCAGGGAATGTCACGAAGAGAAGGGTTTTCGGCGTACATCATCTCGACGACTGCTTTGTCGAAGCTACCGTCTGGAAGTTTGCCGCTCTTCACGTCGCGCAAGGTGAGCATGTTACTACCTTTTGTTGCCATACTTGGCTCCTTCTGCGGCTTCGCCGCGTTGTTTGGTGAACATTAGAAGCTAGACACTCGCCTTGCCCCAATGATCTTTCCAATTGTAATCCTTGGACGCTCCACTCCCTGCGTCCGCACCTGTCGCCCCGTCAGGGGTGAGAAGCTTTCCGAAATCTCTGGCCATGTTCAAAAAGTCAATGTCGTTACCAAGACCCATGTCGATCATGTTCTTGAGGAACGAGCCCGGCTTGACATACTTGCTGAGCGCCGTGCGGACCTGCGTTAGGCCTTCAGGCCCCATCGCCTCAATGGCCGCCGTGCGACGCGTCTCGAAGTCCTGCCGGAACTGGGCTTGCTCTGCCGCGGCGCGCTTGGTGTTTTCCGCGACGATTGCGCGGGTATGCGCCTGGGCGAGCTTGCTGAGTGCGTCCGGCTTCAACCCGAGCTCTTTGGCAATGGGGATGAGCGTCTTGACGATCTCAGGATCGATGGTCACGCCCTTGAACTCGTCACCGTCCCCGAGTGTTACAGCCTTTGCAAAATCATCGTCAGACAAAGCGGTCTCGTCTGCTGGTTTGGGTTCCTCGCCGGGCTTCGGAGGTGTCGGCGATGCAGGCTGTCCAGCCGGTGGGACTGCGTCCACTGCTGAAGGCATATCCTGAGGTGCTGGTGCAGGGGCTGGAGCCGGTGCGGGTGTCACTTCGGTTGCAGGTGCAGGTGCAGGTGTCGGCGCTGGAGCCGGTGTCGCTGCTGCGGCGGGTGCCGGTGCTGGTGTAGGTGCTGGTGCTGGTGCTGGTGTACTCATGACTTTCCTTTTTACTGGCTGACGCGTTTAGCCGCGCGCTCGGCAATGATTTTGATGAACCGTGTCTTATTCTTCTTCCCTAAACTCTCGACGATCATGTGTGCCGCGTGGAGCACGCCCTGATTGAAGTCGTCCACGCGTCCATCCCAGCCGCCGATATAACCCATGCTCAGGCAGAGGTCGGCGAGATGTTCGGATGTCGCCTTGTCGGCCAACAGGCTTTTCCCTTTGACTTCCCTCTCAAGGATCAGTTTCTTAGTCTCGTTCGCTTGCGTGGCCTGCTGTTCGGCGATGGCCGATGGCGTGTGAGTGGCTAAAAATTTAGATGTCGCGGTGCTCATTGCTGGCCACCTCCGATACCTGCGAGGGCTCCAGCGACTGTCCCTTGAAGCGACGTACCGCCGATCTTGGCCAGTGTTTCAGCATCCTTGGCGTTCTGCTCGCTCTGGATCACGGCGGCGGATGCACGGCGTTGCTTTTTCCTGTTGTTCTCTGTCGCGGCGAGATCAGTCAGGCACTCCTCTTTGACGCCTAGCATTGAAGCATAGAGCCGGACAACGGAGTCATAATTCACGTTTTCAAAGACAGGCGTTACAACCTGGCCGACGCCTCCAACAAAACTGACGAAACGGTCAAGTACGCCGAGCTCGCTGGCTTTCTGCGCGAGATGGACGGAAGAGATATACTCGATGTTCAAATCCGCAATCTCCTCGGCGATCTCCGGCGGGACCTCGATGAGACCGTTCTTGACTGCATAGAACGAAACGAGATTGATGAAAGGGTCAAGGAACTCATCGTCAATGCTTGATAGCACTGGCCCCAGCATGAGCAGGGACTCGCTTGTGCGCTGGTAAATTTCAGCGGCGGTCATGCGCGTGTCGGAGCCGGCCATTGTGATAGCCGCGAAAATATCGTTGTAGAACGTCCGCGAAATCTTGTCCTCAAGCCTGCGCTGGTTGAACTCGCAAACCTTGATCGCCTCGCCCGCATTGAGGTCAATCGCCCGGATGAACGATGACTCCCCTGCCGTGTTGCCGCTGATATTGATGCCGCCTCGGTCAAGGTTGATGCCCTTGTCTGCAAAGTCACTGCTGGCCTGCACGGGCGGTTCTGCGGCGTGGCTCGACATCTGGAGACCGTCATAGATGGTCGCGTCAAGCCCCTTCATCAAAGCGAGGGCTTCGTGTCCGCGTCCGATGCCGTAGACGTCGCCATGCTCACGATCCATGCGGGGCGCGATGATCGGATTGATTTTGTAGCCGGTAATGCGGATGATTCCCGAGTTGCCTTTCTTGTTGCTCGCGATCCAGTAGATCGAGCGGAACTGGAACTCGGGCGCGAGCCTCATTCCTTGCGTCATGGAGTCAGCTGGTGCCTCGCCGTACTTGTCGGGTTCGATGAGGTTGCAGACAAGCCAGCGGTGATCAGGCTTCTCAAGCATCTCGTCTTTGACTTCCTTAGGGAGGTCGTTTCCGAATTCCTGAAGCATCTTACGGCTGTTGTAGGAGAACCGGCGCACAAGGCGGTTGACCTTGCCACTCTTCCCATTACCCAGCGCGTAGGTTCCCATGCGAAGGCAGATCGGACGGATGCAGCGTTCGATGTTATCGGTGTCCTCGATCACCAGGAGGCAGCCAAAACCGAAAGCCATAAGGTGATTGTATAGCGTGTGAAATTCTTTGTAGGAGCCGCTCTTACGGAGGATCTCCGTGATCGTGTCCGTGCGGTCATCCATGTGCTTACGGATGTCCGATGACTCGTCAAGGTGGCGCTTGGATGTCGTGCCAATCCTGAACCACTGCCGGGATGGGCTGGTCAGGTTCGCGTGAAATCCCGCCGCCCCTCTGCGGAGGCACATGGTCGCGTGATTGTCGAGTCGGTTGGAGTCTGACTGCCCGGCTGACTCGTTGGAGTCAGAGGAAGAGTCAACGGACTCATTCAACCCCTTGACCGCCGGATAGTAGCAATGCTTCGCGATGTCGAGCAGGTGAGGACGCAACGCGCTGAACTCTTTTTCGAGCTCTTCACGCTGCTGGTCGCAATGCTTTCGGATTGCGCTATAATTCCTCGATACTGTCGCCATGGTTTAAGCTCCGAGCGTTGTTTTTTTCTGACCGCCCTGTTGCGAGTAGAAGTTCCGCAAGTAGGTTGACTGGATCCCCTGGGCGCGAGCCCGGTTTTCCTGCTGAGCTGAAACAGCCCCGTCACCCTCGCTGCTCTTAGCTTCAGCTGGTGGCGGATTGGCCGCGTACATTGAAGCCGCTGTCGTCGGTGAAGATTTTCCAAAGCTCATGTTTATTGCCTCTCGTACAGTTTTTCTGCTGATAGTTTCTTTTTAGCAAATTAAAAGAATTGAGCGCAAGGGCATTTTTAACATGAACGTGATTTCTTGCTACCTGTAGCAATTTGGCTATTTTTTGAAGGCACCCGAAACGAGACAATTTCAGTGACCTTGACGTGTTGAACGTGTCGGACAAGTCCGCAGGTCGCACAAAAGAGGCGCGTTTTATAGTCCCAGCAATTGGTTGTTTTCATCTTTGCGCCGCAACGGCACTGCTTCCAGAGTGAGCTCATCGTAGGAATCCTTTCTTGGTGTACGTTATTTTGTTCGTTGTTGTGTGTGTGACTTCATCCGGATTTTTCGGGAAGTACATATCCTGGCACTCGGGGTGCTTGATATTGGCGAGGCTGTCCAGCATGTCATCATGCGAGACAACGGGGTAGACATCGAATTCGTAATCAATGAAATCGAGCACGAGGTCGCGCGTCTCCCCTGTGATAGCTGTATAGAGAAGCCGTCTCGGGAACCATATCTGCGCGGACTCAAAGAGTGGGATGAGCCAGGCGATGCGGTCATGCTTGGAAACGCGCTGGCCGATGTCGCGGATCAGGAAGCGGTAATTATCGCGGTCCATGATCTCGCGAACGTGCGCCGTGTCACTCATAGCCCCTACCTGCTCCCAGTAGACGTGGATCGGTCGCCACTTGCGGTGCAAAACGAAGAGCGCGGCGGTGCGCTCGGACAAGTTCAGCCGGTCGCGTACAATGTCTAGGACGTAGTAGTTTCCATCCGCGCCGAGGCCGATGACCCAGATAGTCGTGTAGTCGTTCTGCTTGCGCTTGGCGTTGGCGCTGTCAATGATGATGTAGACGTTCAACCGTGCGCGATCGGGGACGCGGTCGTAATACTGGAGCCAATCGGTCTTGAACATCCGCACGCCTTCGCCCACGGGATTCTGTAGCATCTGGGCGGCGTAAATACGGATGCCCATGTCAATGCGCTTCTGCTTCAGCGTCTCCCGGGAGAGCAAAAGGGGATTGCCGTTTTCGTCTTCGCAAATCCTCCGGCGTTCGCGTACCGACTTGCGCTTCAGAATGTCGTTGTAGGTGTCAAGCGGGTGGTATCGCGTGCCAACCATCCACACGCGAGACCCGTCACCAATGCCGAGGTTGTCGGAGAGTTCCCATGCGGCGGTCGTTTTCTTGATCTGGTCGGGCGTGGAGACAGATTCGGGTGTCACGACGTCATCGTAGATCCGCAGCGCGAAATGCTTGGAGGTCGGCTGTGCGTCAACGAGTCCACCGGCGAACACGGTCGCCTCTTTCACGGTTGTCGTGCGCTTGACCCATAACCCATTCTTGACGCTCCACTGCTCGTTAGGTGGCTTAGCCCAGAGGATATCCGGAAAGAGATTGACCAGCACGGGCATTTCAAGGCCAATCTTGATCTGCTGGACAAAGGCCTGTGCGGTCGAACCGTTGTAGGACAAAATACAGATGGTGATATTCGGATCACGGAGGATCTCTTGGATCGTGCCGGCAAAGGTGATGATGGTGGACTTGTAATGTCCGCGGGACCAGAGGTCGAGCCAACCGTCCGATGAGGCCTCGACCTCCCGGCAACGATCATAACACCAATCATTGACCATGTCGGAGCGTCCGATGATCGCGACCAGCAGGAAGTAGCGGTCGTTTCGGCACATCCAGCGCAGCGTGTCTTCGTCGCCAATCTTCGTGATCTGGTCGTAGAAGGCCAGCGCAGCGGGAAGCGGTAGCGCGTGAATGGCTTCCTTGTGCAGGGTCAAGGCGTGGGGTGTTGTCTCTGTCATGGGTTACCTCGCTGCTTGGTGACGGAGTGAGCGGAGCTCGTCTATTTTTGCCTGAGTCAGGCGGTCAAGCTGTTCGATTGCCTTTGGGTCGCTTGTCTCGCTCATTTGACGGAGCAACGCGGTAACTTCATCGTTGACGCGCTCGTATGCTGTGGGTTCGTGCTTCACTTGACCTCCTCCCAATGGGACTCGGTGATCACGTAGCCGCAAACAATGCACTCGTGGACGTAATTATCAAAGCCCAGGATGGGGCCCTGTTCGACCTTCACGTCATAGTTGACGGCGCCGCACGCCGGACACTTGATGTTTTGTTTGGAGGTCTTGACTTCGTCGTCATCCTCTTCCTGCTCGCGCTCGGGGGATAGGAAGATGCTTCCAACAATCACCAGGGCGAAGATGAGAAAGCAAGCGATGATGACAATGAGTAAGATTATTTTGATAAATTCGGGAAGTGTTTCGTGCATAGGTATCCTTTCTGGCCTGACGAACCGTCAGGGCGTGGTGGTTGTTAAAACCGCTTGCTGCTCTTCTTGAAGCGCTGCGGCAGGAATGGGTTTCTGACGATTGAATCTTGACGGTGAGCCTTGTGGATGTCGTTGTATTGTGGCTGCTGGATTGGATCTGGTGATCGAAGTTCTACCGTTTCGGTTGTCAGACATGGGTATCCTTGGAGCACAAGGTCAGACGTATTCGGAAGCGCCTCGACCATAATGTATTTCATGTCTGGTTCTAGGGCTGTGGGTATGTCTGCCACTCTTATGACTGCGACTCCTCTGGTTAATAGGGCATGCGCCAATGTCTCCGCTCGTGGTGAGTTAATGTTTCCGCAGATTGCTACCTTCATGGTTTCATTCTCCTGTGTTCTTTGCAGTGGTCGGGGCAACAGTAGCCGCCGTTGTGGTTTGTCATAATGGCGCAGCCAGGAAGTCGGCACTTGCGCTTTTCTTCGGGTTCTGGCAGTCGTGATATGAAAGCTGGACCAGCTATTCCCAAGGCCAACGCCATCCACGCTGCTATTGGCGTTGGTAATTTTCTTCCATAGACGATTTCCGATTCGTTCATGGTGTTCCTTTCTTCGTTTGAAAAATAGCGTGTGTCATTTCTTGCGCTCGTTCAAATTTGCCACACGGATTTCCTCTTTGCGCTGGGCGACCAGCTTGTCCATAATCTGATCAGCTTCCTGATAACTGATCGTCCGCTTATTCAGCATGCTCTCGACCGTCTGGAGAGCCTCAAGCGTCGACCGGTCATGATGGTACGGCCAATCAGCATCTTTTCGATCCTGCTCCTCGATCCCCAGGGCAATACACTCCCGGACGCGCTGCGCCGTGACGTTGGTGTCCGCGTGGACATGAACCGCAACACTGACGGAATTGGCTCGCGTAAGTTTTTCAAGGGGCTGCTTGGGTTGAAAGCGTGGATCGAAGCAATAACAACACACCTGCCGGCCGGACCACACCGCTAAGGTGTCCCCGATGGCATCCGCGATCCGCTGGGCTCGGGCGTACATGCTTGTCGCCATTCTGATTTTCATTGTGCCTCCTCTTTCTTGTTGACGGTGATTTGAACCACGGCCAGTGCGCTGGCAATGTTGCCGGTGACCGTGTCCCGGACATCGCCCTTGCTGCCGACGGTGACCTCCACTGACGGGCTGTCAGGGATGAGCCCGAGGCCCTTCTCTAGGTCGCGCGCTGCTTGGAGTGCGAGGTCTTTGTGACAGGTGTTTTGAGTCTTATCAATCACGGCGAGCCGTAAC